GTCTTCGGTTTGTTCTTCGTCAAACTCGAAAGCCCTTGCGTAAGCCGCAATACTTGTCCAAGGTATCGGCGTTAAACCGTTGCCGTGCGACCGTTCGCTATCTAGGTCGAAGAAGGCTTGCAAATACAACTGCAAGCCTACTTCAAGTTCTGGCGCGTTCGCGATGCGTTCGGGTAACGGTTGCCCCGCGCGCATCGCTTGCTTTGCTATCGCCTGTTCGTGTGGGCCAAGTTCCAACAGGTGCGCCAAAACTTCGGTTAGTTTTTTGCTTCGGCTTCCAAAGCGTTATCGCGGAAGTTCGAAGCCAACTTGGCTTCTTCCTGCAAACGTTCGTAAACGTCCGGCAGTTCGGAAAGAAGCGAAATTGCGGCGTCTTTCGAATACGCAATTTCCTTGCCGTCTTCGCCCTGAACGTTCTTCCAGCCGCGCAACACGGTATCGACGAACACGCCCATAAACAGCGATTCGGCNACTTCGTTTTTCAGCGTGCCAAGTTCGACTTGACGGCGATAAGGACGGGTCGCCGCGTCAAGCGCCTTTGAATACGCCTTGTTCGATTTNCCCATGCGGGAAATNANGAANGTNGGAACGNTGCCGTCGTCGTTCTGCGCTTCGGGAAATTCGATTTCGACGCCTTCGNCTTCNTTNGNCGAATTCGTTTTGAATTGCTTAAACAGTCCAGACATTTGATTTACTCCGATTGAATGAAGAAAGGGCCGGTATTACCCGGCCCTTNNAGTTTACCGCAATTANTCCGGCATTGCCAGATTCGGCAGNTAAGAAAACACTTCGTACANCATCGTATAGCCGTTCGCGTTTTCTGCGCCTGCGGGTTCNAGCGGAACGGTAATCGGCGCGTCTTTTTCGACGTTCAGACGACCGCCGCCCAAACCAAGCAACGGAATATCGAACACGAAACCGGCGTTCTTGGCCGCACTGATTACCGACAAACCAACGTCGGCATTCGCGCGAACAGCCTTAACCGCTGCGACGGTCGTAAAGTAAGCGGTAATCGAACCGCCGACTTCGAAGTTACCCGCCGAAGTATCGAACGCGCCCAACACGCCGACCGCCTTGTTCGGCGTAACGTTGTTGTTAATCGAAACGTTCGCTTCGGAAACGTAGCCGAACAGGGCGGCGGGGTTCGACGACGCGGCGTCGTGAACGGCCATCTTGATTCGGTAAACGTCCGAAGAAGTGTTGTAAGCATCTTCGCCGGGCGCAGGCACGCGGGTTCCGNTTTTCTGTTCGTCGCCGGGGTCGCCGCTGCGATAAGTGTTNTCGCACGCAACAAACGAAAGGTCGGCGTTCAGCTTGTCGGCCTGCGGAATGTTCAACGTAAATTCGTTCGGTACTGCGCCTTCCAGATATTCGCACTGCGTACCGTTCAAACCTTCGCCCAAGGTGCGTTCGATTTGATACGAACGACGCTTGATAAGTGCCGGGGTCTTTTCGTTCTTGATAACAGTTCCGACGAAAAGACGAATCGACTTGCCGGTTCCGGTTTCGTTGACGGCCTGCCAAGTTACGTCGTCGAAAACAAGCGCCTTCGCTGCAACCGACTTAATGCGGGCATAACCCACATTATTAGCGAAGCGGTTTGCCGTCGCATCGCCGCCGACGAAGACCCAACGACCGGCGAACAGTTCGCGCATGGTCGTAAAGTCGCCAGCGGTAACGATAAGCGAAACGACGTTGCCAGTTACGGCAATGTTCGCGTCTGCGGCGGCAAGCTGGCGACCGACGCATTCCAGCTTCGCGCCTGCGGGCGGGGTTTCGTCAATCAAGGTTTCAGCAACAACGACGCCCGCAGCGGTAGCCGAAACGACGGTTTTAAGGCCGTTGTTCGCCGCGTTGGCAAAGCCGGTCGCATATACCAGCATATCGGCACCNAACACGCCAAGCCCGGAAGCTGCGGCGTAAGTGCTGTCGATTGCGGTAACGCCGGTAAGCGCGACCGNTGCGCCGTTAAGCGGCTGCGTCGAAGGAAGTTCGCGCGCGTCTGCGAAGAAGAAGCCTTGCAGNATTCGCGCAAGGTTNGTCTTCGTAAAGTCGGCGTTGAAGCCGCCCGATGCGTCAAGGTCGGTAATCGTGCCTTTCTTGTTCTGGCGCGACGGGTCGATAGGCGCGCGGGCAACGGTCGAAAGTTCGCCGCCGAAGTCCGAATAGCTGTTGGGTTCCAGTCCGTACCAAACGGGCGTCGTCGGAAGTTGCTTCAAGCATTCTTCTTCGGCGAAGGCAAGTCCGGTAATGTTGCTGTCGATTTTGGCAATTTCGCATACCATGTTAAGAACTCCTTAACCTATTTCGTCGTATTCAAATTCGGTAACGACGTTAAACCGTTCGTAAAGTTCTTCGGGCGGAAGTTCGTTAATTCGCGTATTGCGAAACCAAACCTTACCCGGCGTCGATTTCCCGCGAAAAGCATTACGGGAAAGTTTCGCCAATTTCTGCCCAAGTTCGAACGCTTGCGTATTCGATTTCGGGCAAAAGATTTGCACGAAGACAAGACCCGACGCCGTGTATTTTCTTTGCCCCGGTACTCCTTCGCAGGTTGAAAGGGTCGCTTGTTCTTCAAAAACGGTTTGCTTCGACAGCCGAACCCAAAACTTCGAACCGTCCGGCAAGTCGCGATATTGCACGCCCTGCCAACGAATTTCGGGAACATAACCCGCAATTGCCGCGCTTCCTGCGTTCCAAGTTGCAAGAAAAAGCGCGTTTACTTCGTCGTTAACTTGGTCGAATTCAATCATGCTTGAAATACCATCGTGTAAAGTACCTTTTGCCCGTTAGGCGAAAGTACGTCGATATAAGCCAAGCGAAGTTCGATCCCGTTACGAATTACAACGTCTTTCAAATTCGGTTCAAACGGAACATTACCCATAAGCCCCATTACTGAACCTTTCGGAACTTCGGTGCCTTTAATGAAGTTGAAAGTTTCTTGCGTCTGCCGGTCAACCGGCAAAAAGCAAATGGTAACGTCTTTGTCGTCCGGCAATGCCGGGCCGGGTTCCCAAGGCTTGTTCGGGTCTGTTGGCGTCGCGTCTTCGATAACGAGCCATTTCACCTTTTCGCCGTTCTTCGCGATAAGCCGTTGGGCCGTTTTAATTGCGCGGTCGAATTGTGCCATTCGTCAAACCCTTATTGTACGAAGCGCAAACTTGTTCGAAGCGCATTCGCCAAACAGCGGCGCAAGAAGCGCGTTCGCTGCGGTAAATGTGGGCATGATGCCAACGGCCAGCGGGTCGGCGTATTCGGTTTCGATTGGCCCGACCTTTTCGCGCGTAACGTAGCCTTGCGGCGAAACGTTCGGTTGAAGGTCAAAGCCTGCGTTAATCGCAATCGCAAGTTGTACTTGCGCGGCAATAAGCGACTTCGGAATAACGTTCGACGGTACTTCGTCTTCGTTCAGGAAGACGCCGGTTCGCGGCCATTGTAGCGGCTGCGTCGTCGAAGTCGGGTTGCCTTGGAATCGGCAAGCCTGCGCTTCTAGGTAATCCGTCGAACGAATCAGCATGGCCGCTAATTCGTCGTCGTCCGACGGAAGAACGACGCCGCGATTCGAAGCGTAAATGCGCGCGTCGGCGACGCTTACGTAACTGTTCGCGTCGGGTACGCCGCTTCCGTCTTCAACAACGATTGTAATTGCCATGCTTCAACCCTTACGAAAGAACGATGCCGGTTACAACGCCGTTTGCAACGCTAACGGTTGCGGTCGTCGTGTAAGTGCCAGTAACCGGAACGGTCAAGGCTTCGGCGTCGCTTACGATTGCTTGCGTTTCTGTAAGCGCCTGATTCGGGATTGCGTCGGGGTCGATAACGTCAACCGCCGAATATTCAGCGGGCGCAGAACCTGCGACGTAATCCGACGGAATGATTCGGTCGGTTTCGCCGTATTCGGCATTTGCTGCGCCGTTGGCTACCAAAACTTCGTATTGCGGTTCGGCTGCGGCGTTAAGCTTCGCAATGTCGACAAGTTCGCCAGCGGTTGCGGTAATGCCTGCGGTAATGCCTGCGGTAAAATAAACAACTTTTTTCGTTGCCATTGCGAAGACTCCTTAATTCGATGGTTAAACGGCCTGCCCACAATAAGCGACAGGTCGTCCGTTTGTTACTGCGCCGGGTTGGGGTTCCAAGCCGGGGCCGTGCCGCCCTGCGGGGCCGCTGCCGGGGCTTGCTGGCCCTGCGCCGGGGCTTGACCCTTGGCCGGGGCTGCGGGCTTGCTGGCGGCCTTCGGTGCCGGGGCGTCGCCGACCTTCGAAGTAAGGGCTTTCAGTTCGGCGGCCTTCTTCTTGATTGCTTCGGCGGCTTCCGGGTAAGCGTCGGCATACAGCTTCGGAACCTTGCCCGCTACGCCGTCGCAGATTTCCAGCGAATGCGGTTCGGACGGAACAGCGCGGGCGTTCCTGAACATAACTTGCGCGTTCAGTTCGGCGGCGGCTGCGAAGTCTTCCGGGGTCGGCGCGTTGCCGTCAACGAAGAACAGAATTTTTGCCGGTTTCATCTTCGAAACTCCTTTGAATTTNTGAAGGACTAGAAGAACGGGGCCGAAGCCCCGTCCGTCTGCCGTCGGTTAGTTGGTTTTGACGACAACGCCCGCAAGGTCTTTATGCGAAGTTGCGTACTTGTCCCAATTGGTCGAAGTGAACAACGCCGCATCGGTCGGCGACTTGCCGCCGTTTGCCTTGTCCCAAGCGAAGCCCTTAACGCCGATGTTGTACGACCATTCGGCTTGGTAAGTCCGAATAATGTTTTCGTCGCCGTTCTTGGTTTCTTCGTTTGCGTCGAAGTCGTTGTTTTGACCAATCAACACGCCGCCCGGCACAAGGCCAAGAATGTGATAAACGTTCGGCGTACCTGCGGCAAACAGGTTCGGCGAATCGGTCATAACAAGAAGCTTGCCGAACGGGTCGCGAACAACGTTCACGGTGCCGTAAGTAAACAGGCGTTCGCCGTTGGTCAAGTTCGAACCGTACAGCTTGTGCATGGGCGTACTGTGCATAATCCATGCGGCAATCTGCGAAGATTGGTCGCCGAACTTGGCTTGGCCGTTGTTAAGGTTGTTCCAAGTCGGCAGCTTGTCGGCGGCATCGGTGTTCGCGGTCGCGTCGTATACAACGTCGGAAACCTGCGACAGTGCCGAATAGACCGAACCAAGACCNACGTTCAGCATATCCGCCATCGTATCGACGGCGAGTTGCTGCCCCATTGCCGCGCCTGCGACTTCCGGGTTCTGCTGAATCCAACGGAATTGGCCGGGGTCAAGGCGAACAGGCGGCGTACCGGCTGCGACCTTAACCGACGTATCGACAAGGTGTTTCAAGACCTTTTCGGCGACGGTGCCGGAACCGTAGGCGTTACGACGGCGAACAAGGCCGCCCGTTACCTTGGCGAAAAAGGCAACGTCGGAAAAGTCGCCTTGGTGCGCTGCGGATTGCAGCATGATAGCCCCGCCCGTCGCAGTGTTGAACAAATCAACCTGTTGGCGCAGGGTTTCGGAGAAAGCCGAATAAGCGTATTCGGAGTAAACAGCAAGGTCGGAAAGTGCCATGATTAAGCGTCCTTAGTTTCG